GTGCTATCTTCTGTACTAAAGGATGTGGATGATTAACAAGAAAGTTTTTAGTAAATGATGGTTCGTCTGATTTTGCAGTTCTGGAATATGGTAATTTTAATTTGTCGAAAAGTGTGGCAATACTTCTTGCTGCCATTAGCTGAATATCTATGTTACTTTCTTTTTTTATTTGTAACAACAACATCTCTTCTTGCAGTTGTAGGTCTTGTTTCACTCTATGAGCTTTTTCAACGTCCACTCTCACCCCAAGAAATCGCATATCGACCAGACAAGGAAACAGATCTGTCTCCAGGTCAAAGATCTCCTGCAGATGATCTTCAATAATAATCTTTTTACATTTCTGCCAAAGTTCTAAAGTTAGTTCAGCATCTTTCTCAGCGTATGCTCCAACTTCCATTGCAGGTAATCTCCACATATCTGCCTTTGGATCTAGTCCTCTTTCTTTTGCCGCTTCTATAAGTTTCTTTTCATTTTTACCTTTTGATAAATGATGCCATGACAAAGTATTTAGTGTGTATGAAAATCTATTCTCATCAATTAATGATGATGCAATCATGGTATCTAGTATTAAACCATTGATTTTTATACCTAATTTACGTATCCAACATACGTCATACATAGCATTGTGAAATATTTTTGTAGCTGGTGATTCGCAAATATCTCTAAACCATTCTATAGTTTTCTTTCTATCCATGTTAGGTCCATTTTCATGTGCAATGGGAAAATATCCTTTGTAACCTTCTACAGCTACAGCGAATCCTACGATCTCACCTTTACCAATTACAGATCCTGAACCTTTTGATTTTAGTTCTGGATCTCTTGTTTCTAAGTCAATTGCAATCTCAGGATAAGATCTAAGATCAGGGTATTCTGTTGGCATCAGCCATTCTGTGTCAGGTAATATCATTTTTCAAATACGTAGTTGGTTTCTATAAATTTATTTAAACTATCTTTGTTACTAAATGCATACAAAGATGATTTATAATCATCAGGAAATATCTCCCACGCAACTATTGATGGATATATCTCTAAACGAAATTTATATTTATTTTTAATTGTAATATCTTTTCTTGTATAGTTTCTATTTGGCATTTTTCATATCTTTCATCTTTTGTATTTCTAAATCACAATAGTGTTTTATCTTTTCTAAGTCTTGTATGCCACCCTTGTATGGATAACGTATTACATACTTTATAACATTTCCTTGAAAAAATGTAAGTTCATTCTTTGAAATAAATTCATATGGTTGAATGAGATAGTGTTGGTAGTGATTCCCTCCTATCTGTTTGTCTTGTGGAAATGCATCTTTAAATATATCTTTGCTTGTCATTTTATTACCTCCATGATGCAGAACCAAATACAAAAAGTTATAAATATATCTGATGTAAGTATTCTCATAATCTGTACTCCTTCCTTTTTATTTTTGATTTTAATTTATATAAATTATTACGTGCTCTTGTAATTCCTACGTACCAAACGCGCTCTTCTTCATCACGTTTGTCAACACTTCTTTTTATAGATTTTTGTATTTTATCCCCTTGATGTAATGCTAAAATTACGTTATCCTCTTCGCCGCCTTTTATAGCATGTATTGTAGACATAAATATTCTTGCATCTGCATCTAGATTTTCACCATTTTCTAACATTATTCTTATGTATCTTTTTTCTTTTTCTGGTGCTGCAACAAATACATCGTACCATTTTTTAGTTCTGTTAAATAATTCATTACCCATAAAGTCACTACATTCTTTTTCTTCTTTCTCTTCTAAAATTTTACCTTTGGTCCAGTCTGTGTATAGTCTTGCTGCTTTGTATAATCTAACTTTGTAACTCTTACCTTTGTTGCTTTGATAATATAAATTTTTCTTTCTAACTTCTTTCATTAGTTCTAATAATTGATTCTTGGTTCTTGTTAAGATTAACCATCTACCTTTTGTCAAATCTATCTGACCTAGATTTGCTATGTATTTACATTCACCTTCATGATCTCTTGCTAGATAATCTTTTTGTTTCCTGATGCCTGATATACGCTCTATTGGTTTATTAGATTCTTCCTGTACGATTCTTGATATACGTCTAGACTTCTTTAATACTTTTTCTTTCGCAGGTTCTTGTACAAATCTATTAACATCTGCACCAGCCCAAGCGAAGATAGCCTGGTCATCATCTCCTGCAAGATATAGATCTTTACTTTTTTCTTTTAGTTTATCATACAGCTTCCATTGTAATGGTGATAAGTCTTGTGCTTCATCAATAAACACAACATCAAAGTCAGGAACTCTGTTTAATACATTGTTTATTATGTCGTTAAAATCATACAGTTTGTAATTCTTTTTATATTTTAAAAAATTATCATGAATATGTTTTAATGTTGTCCATCTAATTTCTTTTCTGTCATGTTCGTTACGATCAAACTCTTCTCTGATGCCCACATCTCTATTGATTGCTCTACCTATCATTTGAAAGTATGGATCATTGCACGTCAGAAAATGTGTTTCTTCATCGTTGTATTTATCAGAATACTTTACTCTGATGCCCAATTCTTTACCTAAGTCTTCGTAATGAAATGGTTGCATAATGTTTTCTTCATTTAAACCAAGTGTATTGTATGCAAACGAATGTAGTGTTTGAAAGTGTTCTAACTTCTTTTCATCTATAGGCATTCTTTCTCTAGCTTCTTTTGCAGCTTTTCTTGTAAATGCAAAATAACCTATCTTGTGTAATGGTGTTCCTATTCTAACGTACGCTCTCGCTCTATTAATAAGTCTGTGAGTCTTACCTGTACCTGGTGGACCATATATTTTATGTATCATACTATGTCCTCTTCTCTATCAAACTCTAATATTTCTTCAGGTGGTTCGTCCTCTTCAAATTGTTTCATGTCAACTTCCATACATCTGATAGCATTACCTTTACCAATTCTTTTTTGTTTACTATCTGCTTTGAATACATCAACGACCATTGTCTTTGTTTCGTTTTCGTCCATACGCCATTCGTTTCTTTTTAGTTCTTCATAAAATTTGTAAAATAAAAAATAACCTTTTTCTTCTTCTACATATACAGATCCACTTTTGAATCCATTTAGTGTTGTAGTTCTTACATCGTTTAGATATTCTTTTAGATGTCTAAATAATATACCTGCAGGTTGTGATTCTGGATCTGGCGTTTCTACATTTAATTGTGACCATAGTTCAGCTACAATATCTTGAAAGTCTTTTGCTTTGATAGGTGGTGGTACAATGTTTGTATGTTCTGCAATCAGTGCTCTTAGTTCTCTTTGTTCTATAATTTGTTTTACAGTCTTTGCATTGATAGTTTTTATTTTGCCACTTGGTTGTTTTATATACAAAAAAAATTTTGGATGTGGTCTGTAGTCCATTTTAGTTACACTAATTATCTCAGGCCACGATGCGTTTAGTTGTTTGCCTACACCATACTTTCTACGTAGACATATACTTTTAGCACACTTAGATTGTATTGGATCTTCATTGCAAGTATAACCTGCAGTATCTCCCTTCCATGCTTTTATTTTTGATTTAACTTTGTCATCACCCCAGATATTATCATATTTAATATAGTCTCTTGCTTTTTCTAAAACCTTTGCTTCCCATTGATCTGGATATTTTCTTTTGGCGAATACCATGTAGTTGTATAAGAATCTGTCTCTTTCGTCCGGTAGCTTTTCTTTCGTTCTTTCTATGTCGCCACATATCAGACCAAGACATGGTGGTCCCTCATCAAATTCTGCCGCCTGATTCTTTAGTTCATTACTAATTAATGTTGTTCCAAACTCTTTTAATTGTTCTGCAGTTTGTGCATTTAAATTTATAATTTTTATAAATGTCTCAAAGTCTATTACTTCTCCATCAGGTTTGACTGCTACACGATCTTTCTTATTATAGTATGGTAAGTTTATAAAATTACCTGATGGTCTTTTACCATCACTAGAATCTAGTGAAGTTTGTTTTGGATATATTTCTGTCTTAGATGGTAGACCAAATATAAATAATAGTTTTTCTAAAAATTCTCTTATCTCTGATGCTTTTATTTTTTCTTTTGCAAATAAATATAAATGCAATCCACCTGACTTTGACTTAACAGGTATTATTGGTAGTTTCTTTTCTTCAATTACTTTTAAATATTTTTGTAAATTAAAATTTGTATAATTTTTTGGGTCAATATCTATTGCACCGAAGATAGCTTTACCCTCATCATCACATGGATTTACACCAATAGACTTTGCACCATTTAAATGTTCTTCGTAATCTTGATCTGTTATTTCTTTTTTAGCCCAACCATAATCTTTTGGTTCAAACTTTATTTTTCCAGACTCATCTTTGTATCCGTTGTGTATGTTACAGAAACCATAATTACGTTTTAACCCTGTAAAATATTTTATAAAATCTTTCATAATGTACTAGGGCCGGTCCACTCTCGCTTTCCGGCCCTGCGTTGCAACTATTCCCGTAGGAATTATACGATGTCTCCCGTAGTAGAGTTATTCTCATACTTAGGTTTAGCAGTGCCTTTAGCTACAGTCTTCTGTAGTTCTTGTGCTGCTACATACAAAGAAGCATCTTGTGAATTAGAAATATCTAACATTCTAATCTTAGATGGTTTATATACATGCCAACTTTTACTGCCTGCAGTTTTGCCAACTGTTTTCAAGTTAAACAAAGCTGAGTATGCAGCAGGTTGAAACGTACCTTTATCATCTGATATTCTCAAATTAGTTATCAGATTGTTAAGTTCCCTCGCTGGTGACAAATTCGATGAACGCATTGTTATCACAGCAGGTCTTGACTCATTACCTTGCACAACGATCACATAGAAGTAAGCAGTTTTTTCAACATAGTTACCATTCGGTAATCTATATCTACCATTTCTTTCTTCTGTAGCGTCTGCAGGTATCTGCATGTGAGTTCCAACTGGTGCTGATGCACTGTCTCCTCTCTCTTGCCATTCTGGAAATCTGGTTTGAGTGTGAGCAACGATAATATCGATACCCTCTTTCTCACCATCAATCAAAGAACCAAAAGATGAAGCATAGATCATTCCTGGTTTAGAACCTTCTACGTACTTTGGATCTCTTTCGTTGCACTCTGGAGATAGTTGATGAAGAATTTTTAAGATAGGTGTAGATATATCTTCCTTCTTAATTTCTTCAGCTCCTTTCATAGAGTCGCCTCTGAGATTTATTGTTGCCACTGAACCAGCGGCTGCTTTTTTTGCTAACTGAGTTTCCATATTTTCTCCTATTATGTTATTGGTTTATTAGTTTAGCTTTTACCTGTTATCTTTGCCTTATCAGCATCAAGAACAGAAAATAGATCAGAAGGAATTTCATTACCTTTTTCTTTCCATTCCCTCATCACTACAGAGAGTGAAGCATGGTGAACTGTTTCTTTTTGAGAAGGTTCATAACCATGCTCCCTCGCAAGGTTTGCATAAGCAATTGCCTTGTTATCTTCGCTTTGACCAAAGTTAACTGTGATTTCATTTTTCACAATATCACCTAGGCCATTACTTCGAAGCCATTGTATCGCCTCAGCTTTTTTATCTGCGTAAGCTGCAGCGTGAAACTTTTTACCAACCGAAACTTCAGAACCATCTTTTAGTTTCAGTGTGCTTAAATTCATATCGTACATTAATTTTGGAATTACATCGAAGACAAAATATTTTTCATCTTGTTCCAAATCTTTTACTTGTGCTTTTAATGTTGAGATTTTATTTTGTATTGATTTTAATTTCTCTATTTCTTCAGAGAGTTTTTGTGGGTCGATGACATCGCTTTGATCCGGTGCATCTTGACGTAAGTCTATTGTCATATTACTTTCCTATATATTTTTATTAGTTTAACTTTTAATTGCGTCTAGATATATAGAGAAGTATTTTTTATTGTCAACTACTTTTGATGAATATTTATTTCAATTGGATAATAAGTTTTTTCTTGACGATCCCATTTTAATAATTTGTATTTTCCATTTGTAATATCTGCAACAACAGAACAAACAACACCTATGATTGCAGGATCACCTGATAATAAAAGATAATCTTCTTCAGTATAATCTTTTAGAAGAGTTCTAAGTTTATGTATTAATGGACCCGGTGATAAAATCATTTGCGAAAACTCTGGTAACAAAGTCTTAATCTCGCCATATTTCTGTGCGCCTAAAATATTGTATTTAGGTTCACCTTTTGCAGTACCTGGTATTTCTTGAATTAGATAAACTTTTGACATTGACTTTTTTCTTTTGTTATACTATATAGATTTTTAGAAAGAAAAGTAAAGTATGAACTATAAATTTAAAACTAAACCTTATGCACATCAATTAGATGCATTAGAAGCTTCTTGGGATAAAGAAAACTTTGCCTATTTTATGGAAATGGGTACGGGTAAATCTAAAGTATTATTAGATAATGCAGCTGTATTGTATGATAAAGGCTATATAAATGGCCTGTTATTGATTGCACCAAAAGGTGTATACAAAAATTGGTATGACTCTGAAATACCTACACACTTACCTGATCACATAGAAAAGAAAGTTGTTCTTTGGAAAACATCAGACAAGTCTAAAAAACAAATGTCTTTGTTAAATACTTTGTTTGAGACAGGCACGGATTTACATATTTTAATTATGAATGTTGAGTCGTTTTCAAAAGGTGATGGTTTAAAATTTGCACAAAAATTTTTATCATGTCACAAAGCAATGATTGCAATAGATGAATCTACTACAATCAAAACACCTACATCAAATAGAACTAAAAGTATCTTGTCTTTAAGACAAGATGCAAAATACAGAAGAATATTAACAGGTTCTCCTGTAACTAAATCACCACTAGATTTGTTTTCTCAATGCCAGTTTCTTGATCCTTGGCTCCTTAACCATCAATCATACTACACGTTTAAAGCCCGGTATGCTGTCACTAGAAAGATAGAAGTACAGGGCAGACGTGTAGAGATTGTTGTAGGTTATAGAAATCTTGCAGAACTATCAGAGAAGATAAAACCTTTTTCTAAAAGAATATTGAAAGAAGATTGTTTAGATTTACCTGCAAAATCTTTTATCAAACATACTGTCGAACTTACCAAAGAGCAAAAGAAAGTTTATGAACAGATGAAGAAAGAAGCAATAGCATTTCTTGATGGTAAGATGCAATCTACAGCTACAGTCATGACTCAGTTAATGAGACTACATCAAATAACTTGTGGTCACTTTACAGCTGATGATGGTACAATAAAAGATTTACCATGTAGTCGTCTAACAGAGTTAATGAGTATATTAGAAAACGTTGAAGGTAAAACTATTATATGGTCCCACTATACACACGATGTAAAAAGAATTATTGCAAAGATAAAAGAAGTGTATGGTGATGATTCTGTTGTAGATTATTATGGTGCAACAGAGTCTGATCAAAGATCAAAAAATATAAAAAGATTTCAAACTGATGATAATTGTAGATTTTTTGTAGGAACTACACATACAGGCGGTTATGGCATTACACTAACTGCTGGTAGTACAATGATTTATTTTTCAAATGGTTATGATTTAGAGAAGAGACAACAATCAGAAGCACGTATTGATCGTATTGGTCAAACTAAAAAGATGACTTACATAGATATTTTATCACAAGATACAATTGATGAGCACATCGTAAAAGCTTTACGTAATAAAGTTAATATTGCTAATACAATTATGGGTGAAGATTATAAAGATTGGATTTAAAAAAATCCTTTGTCTAATGCTTTTTCCAATAGCAGAAGTGATACTGCCCCTACAGTACCCAATAACACCCAATAGATCTTGTCTATCTTACCGCCCAAATCGTGTATACCATCATGCATATGTTTAACATCCTTTTTTAAACCTGTGATATATCCATATATGGATAGTAAATGTTCTCTTGTGCTCTTAGGTCTTATCTTATCTCCGTTGGGCATTATGTATCTATACTTGATGCTAATTGTTTGAAATTAAGATCTTGAATAATTTTATTTAAATCTTTTTGTAATTGCTCTTTTTGTGCATTACTTAAATATTCAAAAGCATCAGATTTTTGAATAGCTTCTATTTTAGATTTTTGTTCGTTTAATTTAGTTGTTACTGGATCTTGTAACCCTCCAGTACGTGTAACCAAATTTTGAAACTGAGGAGCAATATCACTACTAGCCATAGCACCCTTATAAAAATCATCGTCTGCTTGATCTTGAGATGTATTTAAAATTGTACTAGATGGAAACTCGTCTGTTAAAATAGTCCCACCTAATTTTGGTTTAGATCCAATTTCTGATTCATCTAGTTCTTGATAATCCATGAATATTCCCTCATTTAAGTTTGGACCTAAATAATCATCATCTGTATTTCTACGTAATTTTGTAATACCGCCTGGAACTAGGCTCATATCATTATCAATAACTACAGGTATTTTATTTCTATCAAACTTATCTCTAATATCTAGATTTTCAAAAGCAGCGCTTCCACCTAAAGGTAAACCACTAAATCTAGACATGTCATAAGTTGATTCATCAAATCTTTTACCTAAACCAAATTTTTGCCCAAGACCTCTAACTATGTTTCCTAAGAATCCACCACCTGTAAAGAAGTCCATGATACCACCTCTACGACCAGCTTTAAATGCAGCTGGATTATATGCTCTAGCTCTTG